GTGCCTGGACCCGTTGGCCCTCCCGGCCCGCAAGGCCCGCAGGGTGAACCTGGTAAGAACGGGCTGGACGGGAGTAATTATGACGATTCCGGGATTATCCGCCGTCTAACAGCTCTCGAAAACGTGCAGGTACCGGCCGCGCAGCCGAAATCCGCTCGAAGTGTGAACGTTTTGGACGCACCGTATAGGGCAGACCCGACCGGCGCACAGGATTCCACAAAAGCTATTCAAGATGCTGTCGATGCTGTCGCCGCATTAGGCGGTGGCGCGGTCTTCATCCCCGGCGGCATTTACAAGGTTAGCTACCCGTTTATCCAGCTCAAGGGGTTTGTGCAGGTCTACGGCGAAGGAACCGCAACTCAGATTGTCGCCACGACAGATAAAACCATCGTGAAAAAGACCGGCGTTTTCCACACGGGCACCTATGAAGAGCGTCTGCAAGACCCCACATGTCTGCGTTTCGGTGTCTCAAATCTCATGATCCGCTCCCGCAAATCTGGCATCCAACATCAGCAATGGATACCAAATCTGTGCGGTATCTGTTTCAACACGGATTTGGGGAAAGACCCCGCAGACCCGGACGCCGTACCTACTCTGAATTTCCTTGAGATTTGGGGAATGGAAACCGGCGCGGCAATCATCGGCATCGACGATCAAGCGATGAAAGTTTTCTCACTGAAAACCCGCCACTGCGGTCAATCAGGTTTGCTCGTAGGTAAACCAGTGGGACACCCGGAAGGAACCGGCGGGGCAGCCGATAATAAATTTTTCGGTGCAGACATTGGCGGTTCAAACCAATCAAAGAGCGGATACGCAGGCATTGAGGTGTGGACCTCGCAAACGAAGTTCTCTCTCTCGACATCATGGTACACGCACCGCGCCGCACCATTTGCAGACCTCTACGCTCTACCCACAGGTTCGACCGCCGGGCAAGACGTAGCGGCCGGAGCACCATCCACCGCTAACCGCCGAAACCAGAAAGACGGAGCAGGATGGTATATCCGCGCTACTAAGTGCGCCTTTGTCGAATGCGAGGCGCAGGAAAATGGTGGGCATGGTTTTATCGTCGCTTACGGTGATAATGTCCTCTCCGAATGCCGCGCCGAATCATCCTCATACAAGGGAACTGTTACTGCGCCCGCGAAAATCAACGAAGCGTCGGACTTCTACGTTCTCAATGAAGGAACCGACGGGACTGTCCTCAACGCCTGCACATCTCGAAGCGCCCGTAAAGCAGACGGCGGGGCACGTTGGTCCTACTATGTCGAGACATGGTTCAAGGGGTTAGCGATCGTAAACTGCGTCTCTCGTGACGTGGCTACGCCCTCAGGTTGGACGGGCGTGCCTGTCCGAACACGTTCGCCGCAAGGTGACGATGTGTTTATCCAGGTGAATAACTACATGTCTACCACTCGCCCCGGTCAAGGCCCTGTGCAGACCGGCTCGAAGACATGGAACCTCACCCATGCCACGACAAAGACAACATCAAGCGGCGCGGAGCGGTGCTATGTGCAGGTGGATAACCTAACAGGTTTCGGCTTGATTCACATGGACTTTACATACCGAGGAAATTTCGCAAACGATGAAAAGTTGTTCACATGGCCTGCTGACGCACCCGCACCCGCGGGGCTGATTGAGACACAGCTTATTCCTGGGCAGGCAGGGCAAATCTATGCCACTGTCGGCGACCGGTCTGTGAAATCATGGGACATCCCATTGCAGGAAGGCCGCCGCGTCATTGTGAACCTCGTGGGATTCTTCACGAAGAGCTAGGAAGAATCGAGATGAAACGACAATAATGCCACCTTATCTTGACCCCTCTGCTTTATACGGTCTGTTAGGGACGATCTTCGGGGCATGTGCATCTCCATTAGTGCTATGGGCATCCAAAAAGACTGAGTCAAAGGCGGAGATCACAAAGACTAAGCTCGCATTAGAGCAAGAGAAAACAAAGGCCGAGGTAGGTACACAAGCCGCTCTTATGCAACGTTTGCAGGAGCAGAACGAAACATTGCAGTCCCGCATGGATTCGATGGAGCGTGATACCCGCACTATCCAGCAGGCAGCATATGAGCGGCAAGACCGGGCGCGCATGGCGCTCTCTATCGCCATGTCGTACATGACAACGCTAACCGGGCATATCAACAATAGGCAGCCGCCGCCCGCGCCGCCTATGCCTACCGGCCTCGAAGGGTATATAGCTTCGCTCTTGCAATGGTCGCAGGAAATCCCCAAACAGGATAACCCTGAAAAACCTCGCGACCCTCCCGCCGCCGGATAGCACAGAACCGACCCTGCACATGCTGGAAACATGTGCAGGGTCTACGTATCAGAAAACAAAGAAAGGAGGGGCACAATGGCAGCAGCATTCACTGCACCAGATTCCGACCTCGTGAATACCATCCATCCGACCGGAAACTGCACATGGGGCGCGCTAACACCAAAGTGGGGCGTTCTGCACACGATGGAGACCCCCGAAACGACCCAGATTGCAGAAAATATAGCAGGTTGGTTCGCCAACCCCGCCGCAGGTACTAGCGCTCATTACTGCATCGACCCTGATTCCATCGTTCAATGTGTGGACGAACGCGCCGCGGCATGGGCAGCCATGCCAACCGGGAACGCATTCGGCATTCACCTTGAACTAGCAGGGCGCGCTGCACAGACAGCTACCGAATGGGCAGACCCGGCCTCGCAAGCAATTCTTGACCGGGCAGCCGCTCTTATGGCCGACATCTGCACACGTCACGGAATACCGGTGCGGTTCCTCACCGATCAGCAGCTCGCGAACGGTGAAAAGGGGATCACCACACATGCGCAGATCAGCCGGGTATTCCGAGAATCCGATCACACCGACCCAGGAGATGGATTCCCCGCCGCACAGTTCCTAGCTCTCACGCAGAAACACTACACCGGCGGAGTCATCGCAGAAACAGTAAACACTCTCATCGAAAACGGAGACGAAATGACTAACGAACAGACCGAACGCCTACTCACCGCAGTCGAGGGCATCCACGCTCTTCTACGCCCTGGAAAAGAACAGCACTGGCACGCAGGCCCCCTCTACAACGCCATCACCAACACCAGCATCCAGACTCAGCAGACCAAGGATGCACTAACCCGCGGTCAAGACGGCATCAAGTGGGATGGCGATATTTTCTCGCAGAACAAGCAGCTCATCGCCACACAGCAGGAAACTAACCGCCTGCTCGCTGAACTCATCAAGAACCAGAAGGGAAACTAAACATGAACTCCCAGCGCCTCGCAAACATCCGAACCGCAACCTACACCCTCGCCCTAACCATTGGCGCAATCTTCGTCGCTCACGGCGTTATCACGCAGGAAAACCTGAACACTTACCTGCCTCTAGTCCCCGCCCTTTTCGGACTCATCATCGCGATCTTCAACGTAAAAACCGGGGCAGACCCCGAACCTCACCCAGAGGTAGCTGATGCACTCGCACGTATTGAGGATGCAGTAACCACCCCGGCGCTCCCGGAGACTGACCGGAGCCGGAGCGTTCAGGAATACCTCTACGGCGATCCTAATCATGAGGTTCCTGCTGCATCGAAGTATGAGAACCTGGGAGACCACGTAGATCACGGTGCAGATGCCGCGCTTCGCGAACGAGTACAGGGCGAAGCGTAAATAATTTAGCCCCTCCGATATGCATGCCAACGCTCGGAGGGGCTAGGTAATGAAGGAGGAAAACGGCAAGTTTCGTCTCCGATAAAAGTATAACCCCATGTACCAGACAATGAGCTGGTGCATGGGGTTACTTTTTTATTGCGCGAGTCTAAGTTTACTATTTTCGAGAACGAGACGGTGGATACGCTCTACTGCATCCTCTGGCAGCCCTTCCATAGCTTCACCGTCTACGACTGAGCTGATGGTGACGTATCTAGACGCGCCGGTACCAAGGATAATATTCTCAACCGCATCGGAACCATCTAGCGGAACCCGCATATATCTGTGCGGCTCGCCAAATTTACCGGAGCGGCGGTAAATTTGAGTTCCCTGCGTATCGGTGTCTCCGAACTCGTACACCTCGACCTCTGAATGCTCGGTGCGTTGGTACGCCACTTGCAACCCGATTTCATCCGCGCATGAGAAGTCGAAGCAGAGGTAAGGGGCGGTAGTGTCAATTTTGAGGGGTTTCATGATTACTCTTTTCTATTGCCTGTAGCTTTTTTGAAAGCGTCTGATTTTCGGTCGCCACCGTGGCGCGGCCTCTCTTCATACCAGTCTTGCAATTGTTCCTTGGTATATATAGGGAGACCATCGCAAGTAAACTCTGTAGAAGGTAATGGGTGCCTAGCGGCGACTTGATCTAACGTGTATGGGGCGATGCCAAGGAGCTTTTCAGCACCGCGCTTAGCGTAAAACTTGTGTATCGTGTTCATACGTTTTGATGAAGTTTTCGAGACATTTCTCTTGTGAATAGCCGACTGCCACACAATAAAGAGATAACTTATGTGTGGTGGCATAGGTGCTTCCATAGTATGCATTCCAACCGCCTGTCGTGCGGCTCGATGATGGCTGCATATATCCTATAAGTTCTTCTCCATCATAGATGTGAGTGGCATGTCTTGAGATGTTACGGATCGTGTATGCGTGGCTCATGCTATCTCTCTTTTCCTGATCGTCGATGCCGTGTTGCCTCGACATAATCAAGTATCGAATATTTCAACTCTTGAATCAAGTAGGAAACCAATGACATAAGACACATTTTCAAAATCGTGAGTTTATAGTGAGTTGCTCACTAAAAACCACCGAAAAACCCCGTAAGTACAAGGAGCTGCACCCGCTAAGCAAAATCAATTTAGAACTTTTATCACCCAAAACCCCATACCGGAATATCAAGGAACTTGCCGCCAAAACCCTTGACATAGCAAGGAACTAGCCAACCTAAAATAGATTATATGCATATTTGAATTACTACCGCTCCCTGACAAAGTAGTGAGTTTATAGTGAGTTCACGCCGCGCTCGCGATCTCAAAGTAGTGAGTTAAGCGTACAGCGAACTTTCCAAAAATTCTGAGAAGTCAGCTTCGCCACGACGTTCGACGTAGGATTTCCGCGTCGTGGATTCTTGCTCATGCCCAAGTTGTAGCGCGGCCGCAGACATTCCAACCTCACGTTCAAGCCATGTTGCCACCGACCGGCGGAATGTATGAAGGGTAACCCACTCAAATCGCGTTCCTTTGAGACAGCGCCGGAGTGCGTTTCCAGCACTCGACCCCGACAGCAGGTTGCCTCGCCCGGTTGTGAAGACGAACTCACTTTCGGATGATTCTTGCCGCCGCCGCAGCATATCCAGTACGCCCGCAGGAAGGCGAACGACGCGCACCTGGTGAGTCTTTGTGTGTGCTTGGTATGTTCCGCCTGTAATCACGGTGCCTCGCACGATCAGACGTCCAGTTTTGAAATCGACATCAATCCATCGCACGCCCGCGGCTTCACCGAATCGTGTCCCTGTTGCTGCCAAAAGCTCGCACAGATCGCCGAGCCATGCTGCACCATCGCCGCCTGCCCGCTCCCGCACAATGCGAATGACTTCCAGCGCTTCCGCAGGTGTGAGCGCCTTCGGAATTTTCCTAGCTGTTCGCCGCGGCCGTGTCGCTTCGACCGGGTTAGACGCTAAAACACCCAAACGAACCATCTCGCCCAAAGCGGCGCGCAAAACTTGCCTTTGCCTGCGCGCCGAGCTTTCGGCCTTCACTGACTCTAAATAATCGACAACCACCGGAATTGAAAGCTCGAACAGCTGGAAATGACCCAAATTACGTTTCAATGCACGAACCGAGACACCTAAGTTATATCGCGTCTGCTCCGCGCCCTCCCATCGGTCAAGCCACCAATCTAGAACCTCGCCGAGCTGAGAACTTGATGAAAACCTGCCAACTCCCAATGCAGGCAATGATTCTAATTTCACCTGCAACTTACGAACCGCAGCCCCTTTTGAGCGCTCCCGTGCAGTAACATCGCGCCGCATCCCGTGTTGATCGCGGAAATACGTCCGCGCCACCCAGCGGCCGGAATCTAGTTTTTTTGCAGTGATAACCCCATGATGCCCAATTGGAGTTTGTGGACGTACCATGTTCTAACTCTCCCTTGCGCACACCGCCACAGTGCACTATATTATTCAAGCGTTTCATATGAGCAGGACTCTCTTTCACCCTGCATCACGGGCGACACCGCGTTTTTCAGCCTTAGCGTGGTGTCGCCCCCTGTCTGTGCCAGGGGTAAAAAAATGCCCCTGAGACCCAAGACCTCAGAGTGAAAAAGAAAAGTGAGAGAGAGTGATAGATACCGGAATTCTTTAGAGAGCCAATAACCGGGGAGTGTCCGCTTCGTTCAATTTAGCGCGTTCCTCTTGTAGCTTTGCCCTCTCTTCATTTAATTTAGCGATCTCTTCATCTAACCTAGCGCGTTCCTCGTTCAATTTAGCGCGTTCCTCTTGTAGCTTTGCTCGCTCTTCGTTTGCCTCAAAATATTTACGCTCTGCCCGCCGCAGAATGCCCGACGCAGTATCACCCATAGTCACTGCCAGCTCATCCAAAATAGCCACAGGTAGCGAAGACCGCACACTAAACACCGAACGCGAAATACGCGGTTGTTTCACGCCAGACTTCTCCGCAAGTGAAGTCTGCGTGAACCCGCGCTCACGCATGAGTTGGCGTACCTCGGCCGCGACAAAAGTATCAAACGATGTGGCTGGGACTGTATCTCGTGTTGTACTCATGAAACTCACTATAAACTAATTATTGAAGGTTTTGCAAGGGCTTGACAGATTATGCAAATATGCATAATCTAGTTATATCTTCTAAAGAAAAGAGAGAAATGGATATAAACAACGAGGTTGCGAATTCCGTGAGCCTGCTGATGTTCCAGCAGGGTCGGAAGTCGGTAGAACTCGCTCAACTACTCGGAGTCTCTGAATTCACCTCATCACGACTCCGCTCAGGTACGACCACCTGGAAGGTCGCATATATCAAGGTCGCAGCCGATTGGCTCGGCGTCACCGTAACTGATCTAACAAACGGATACACCGTAGTCCCCAAAACACCCCCCGCAGATCAGGACAACAGGAAGGAAAATGCCTCATGAACCAGCTAGACCACCAAAAAGCTTTCGATGATGCCCGCGTTGTGTGGGAAAGGATAGATAATCTACGCGAACTTCATGATGCCACTTTGACAGTGCTTGCATACCCGTGGATTACCAAAAGCACAGCAGAAGAAATATATGCGCACCTAACCGAGCAGATGCGATTATTCGCAAAAACGATCCTCGATAGGTTCCCCAATGTCGAAGCAGACGAATAAACAGGAGTTGATTTTGAGCCTAAATATTAAAGGAGAAGCCTACCTCACACCGGAGGAACTGGCAGCAGGGTTAGGCGTGCAGCCAACCACTCTAGGCAAATGGCGATCAGAACGACGCGGACCAGCCTATATTTCGACGTCCGGCGGAGTTTCAGGAGGACGAATCCTCTACCCAGAAACAGCCATACACCAATACCTAAAAAGTCTTGACGTGCAAAAGACTTACAACTAGAAAAGAGTAATCATGACATACGCAACCACACTCCGAGGAACAGCCTACCTTGGCGGCCGCCCACAAACTAACAAAAAAACCTTTTGGCGCGCACCCAAATGGGCAGAAACAATCGACACCATCACACACTACACCGGCCGCACCCGCGAACAGGTATACAGACACCTAGCCTACGTAGCCCAACGCGAACATACCCGCACCGGCCGTATTCCAACCCCACCCAACACGATCACCGCGTTTTGCGAATATGTGGGCATCGACACAAAAATAGTCCCTGCAAGAACTTGCAAATAAAAAAACAATCACTTATGCTTAAATGCATAGACAGCAGTAACGCATAGTTTCAACCAACAAATTATGCGTTACTGCATAAAAAATAAACAGATTATGCAAATATGCATAATCAGGAAAAGAGCAACCACCATGAAACGCATCATCAAACACCCACTCACCCCCGCAATCCTATTCTTCACACTCGCCATTATCTGCGCCGCCGGAGCCATCTACTCCGCGCTCGCTCATGGAGTGATGGTAGCGAACGGTGCAACATTCGGCACCATCGTATTCGCAACAGTTGCGATGGTGCTGTGGAACCGAGCCGACTGGATCGATGCCGAGACGGAGGGCGAGGGAACATCATGGGAGCTGTAGGATACGCCCGCCGATTCGCGAACCTGCCAACAGCAGCCGAATATCAAGAGCGACACCCAAACGTCGAGCTTCTAACCTTCGAGCAAGCATCAAAGCATACAGGCCGGAAGATTGCGAGTCTCAAAAGCTCTCTCAACAAAGTAAGCAACAGGCTCGTACCGGTAGCACTCACTAATGAGCGCGACGATATTCTTTTTAGCCGCGCAATGCTTGACGCCTGGCATGAAAACACCGTGAAGAACCGGGCACGCTCACGAGCGTATTTCACAGCGCAAGATTGGCGGACGGTGAAATAAAATGCCGAGATACCCGACGCATTGCACCTGGTGCGGCTGCCCCGTAAACACGTGGACGAAAGGCTGCGAAGGATGCTACACGCGGTTTCGTTCACGATACACACGAGGCGTCATCAGCAGCGAGGAATTTGAAAAACTCCGAGCCAAGTACCGCCCGCGCCAACAACCACGAAAAAACCAGCCACCAAAGCCTATAGATGCAGGACTTATGAAGTACTTACAAGCCCGCAGACTCAGGCTCAAGAGAAAAGAGAAACAACAATGACGATCATCATCCTAACGCTAATGGCAATCATACTAGGGCTACTCGCGATCCCAGCCCTAATTGTCCTAACAGCAATCTACAAAGCAGCCCTATACCGTTCCCGCCTCTCCGTCGGCAAAGACCCACGCACAGGCAAATGGATCAAACTACCCACCGAATAACCACCCCTCAAGAGAAATAAGGAAGATAAAAATGAAACGCGACCGCAAAGAATACCCCCTCGTAGAAGCAACCGTTGATAACATTCTCAAGCCCGGCCAGAATATCCGCACCGTCTGGCACAACGGAAAAATCTACATTCACGCCGTAGACCTCGCCCGCGCCGCCGGTGCAGAACACGACTACGAGATGCTGCGCGACATTAAACCGGAAGACACCGAATGCCGCGCAAAATTCCAGCTCACCTACGACTCCCTCACCGAAGAAGAAAAACAGCGAACCCGAAACCGATCCTTCTCATTCCTCACAACCAAAGGAATTAACCGCCGCATCCAAGGCACAAATCTCGACAACCACCAGCGAGACACCCTCGCCAAAATCGCAGAAACAGCAGAGTCAATAGAGTCCATAAAACACGAAATCCAGCGTGAAGCCCTCGTGCAGCAAACCATCAACATCCCAGCAGCAACACCCGAAGAACTTACCGCAGAAAACAAGCAACTCGCCGCAGAACTCGACGCCCTCGCCTCCGACCTCTGGAAACGCCGCCGCGCCCCGCACATCGCGCAGCTCTCCGAACAGCTCCAAAAACATCTGCTCTTCGCCGCATCCAAGATCGCAGAACTCGCCATGATGATCGAGAAAGAAGCAGGAACACATGAAAAGTAGGATCGCCAAAAGACTACAAGCATGCTTAGAAGTAATCATCGTCGTAATGATCGGCATGCTAATCGCCCTCATTATCGCAGTCCCCATAGCATGGCTCATCAAACTACTCGGCAACATACTAGGAGCATAAACATGGCAGAAAAAACCATCAACATCTACGAGCGAGACCTCAAGACCCTCGCCACCCCAACCACACCTACGCGACAAGCCACACTCACCTACCACGGAAGACAAACTAAAACATCCATGCACGCCCTCGCCGCCGAAACCGTAGCCCACGAACTCAGAAACCGCGGAATCCTAGAAATCAACAGAAAGACACAGCGCGTATACACCGTACACTCACCACATGCACCTAACCGATTAGCCGAAATCGCATCATACGAAATCTGCTAGGAGGAAACATGAAAACCAGCAAAGGGCACATCTGCAAAGGATGCAAAAACCCACTCCCATGCAGAACCCCCGGATGCCAACAATGCAAATGGAGACACAACTACAACGTATCCATCGGCAAAGCACCCAAACGCCGCGGATGCTGCAAAACATGCGGAACACCATACACCGACTTCAACATGGACTGCGACCTATGCCGCAAAAGGTACCGAGTCAAACTCATAAGAGAAGCAGGCGACGAACACGAACCCAAAACATGCGCAGGATGCGGCGGGAAAATCAACCAATTCACCACCGGATGCAAAACATGCATGAAACGCCGATGGAGCCGAGCAAAAAAAGCAAACCTACCAACACGACGGCTAACATGCAGCAAATGCGGATACGCCATGATCTACCGCAACCCCAAATGCAAAACCTGCAAATCCCGCGAAGAATCAAACAAAAAACGCGGCAAACCCCCACTCATCCGACTAACCACCCACGGGCCAGAACCAAAACCAAAAACAAGGGCAACCCCAGACCCACACATCACCGAAATGCCACCCGGACTAGCCGCATACATCCGCGCTCGCCGGGCAAGGCTCAAGAAAAAAACTAGCCATTAGGAAAAGAGGAAAAAGTATTATGGCAACAATCACCGTAAACACCTTGGAATTTGTTTCTGCGTTGCGTGCACTCATCCCTATCTCGAAGCAGGCAACACTCTACAGCGGTGAGAAGGAGCGGAATGCGGCAACTATCGCAGCTCGCATCACCCCAGCGAAGAAACTAGCGCTTATCACTGGAAACAGCGCACTCGGAGCGATTGCTTCTGTCGGCATCGAGCAGGCGGTAGAGGCCGGAGAACGCGAGTTCTGCCTCTACACCGATGATGCAAAGAACATCACCTCGATTTTCAAGCCCAATAAGCAGAATAGCGAGGAACCTCTGCGGCTGGAATTTGGCGATCAGCTCGATAACGAAAACATTATGATCGCAGAAACCCATAAAGCGTATGGGAACACTGAACTACTCATTGGCAATCTCACCGAAGACGCAGAAATAACTGACACTCTGCTCAACGACCTTTACCTAAGTGTCAATAATCCAGAGGCACCGGAGTCACCGAGTTTCAACGTCATCAAGATCGCTGCGTTCACGACGGCATCGAAAATCTACGGTGAAGCAGCAACCCGCGTCACGGGCAGCGACGCAGGCCGTATTCGCCACCTCATCTACGGAACACACCTACACGGCGTCATTGCGCTAGATAGGGGTATGGAAGACAGCGAGGTAGCTACCCTCGTAAGCGAGGCCCGCAACACCGTCCTAGAGACGATGGGGAACCGAGCATGAAACACGAAGTAGAACAATTCCACGCACGAGTACATAACGTCCTCATCGTCGAGAAAACAGTCAAGAGCTGGCATGACGAAACGTTGCGCCGCTTACTGTATGTGAAATGCGAAGATTGCGAGGTGGAGGGGTTATCAAAAGAGGGTGTATCCATTGGGACGATCGCGACTGTTCTCATCAACTCGGAGAACGAAGATAAGGCCCGCCGCCTCGCAGAGAAAGCGAAGCTCACCCATGAGCAAAACCACTGGATCATCAAAGCAGTTTAGGAAGGGAAAGTAAATGCCGAAACATTATGCCCCGATCGCCGGAGTCAATGCGGAAGAATTCATTGGCGAGCTGCCAGGGTGGCTATTCTCCACCGTTAAATATATTTGGCGGGCACCGAACAAAAACGGCGTGGAGGACGTCATCAAAGCCCTAGACTGCCTCGACCGGTACATAGGAGACACGGTAGAGTTCCACCTTTCCCCAAGCGCGAAAGCCGCCGTAGACAGGCTGGAAAACCTCGGCTGGGAGGGATGCGGTGGCGGAGTTGAGATAACCCACCGTAACACTCTCCGCGACGTCGCCCGATTCATCAAGAGCCTCCAGCATGAGGACTCCCCAAAAGCAGAGATAGTACACAGGATCAAAGATCACCTAACCGTCATGATGATTGACATGTACCGAAACAACTAAAGGAAAAGAGACATGAAAATTTTCGATAAACGCGCCGCAAACACGATCCCATACCCTGCGAAAGAAGTCGAAAAACTATCGGGGAAAGATACACCAATACCGCAGTTCAAACTTGTCCCTCACCCCGTCATGCTGGAAACAAACTATGACTACGAGACTATCGACCTCCGGGTTTCCGAGAAACGGAACCTCATAGATAGAACATACACAATGACGTGCGAGCACTACCCAAACGGGCAGACAATTATAAACGCTGTTGAGGCATTAACACACTCATCTGTATACCGGAATCTTGAAATATCACCGGATATGCCGCCCGTCCCATCATCGCCGTATCGCACCCACAAACCAGAAGTAGTTTACAAAAAGCTACCGGGAATGTGGAGTGTCGAATGTGAAGATTGCAAAGATTTCGCTGTCTACTACGGCGGGATGCCCACCCTTTTCGACACCTACGACGCCGCCGCGAAGGAAGCCATCGAACACGCCCGCCGAAACCTCATCACCGACGAAGACCCCAAAAACATCACCAGCTACACAGGATTCGCACAATAAAGGAGAACACCCATGCCCATGCAAAACATGTACGACCTCAAAGACAAAGTAGACCTCAATCTCGGAATCCTGTCCGCATGCGAAACAGCAATATTCATGAAATCCCCAGAGAAAGCCGAGGAACGCCCACACGCAGCAAAGCAAATAATAGAAGCCCTAGAGGAAGCCAATAAAGAGCGAACCAAACAGATAAGCGCACTCATCGACACCCTCCAAGAGACTGTCGAAGCAATGCCCGAAGATGAAAACCAGGTAGGTGTCATGGATGCAATAGAAACGCTCAAAGGATTCCTCGGATGGGCGCTATAAGTTACAAAGCGCTGGTTATAACGGTGCGAACCGTAGAAGACCACATGAGAGCTACTAAGCGTAATTACATCATGTACATAGACCCGTTCTACGTGCACGAGGACACGGATGAAACAACTATGCATTGTCTAGAGAAGGTGTTTCCAGGGCTAGACATCACGACCACTGAGGAACACCCAGGATTCGTATTCAACGGCCCATACGACCTACACCGCCCATTGGCAAGACATAAAAGCAGGAGAAAAATGAACACACCGCAAGAGAGATACCAGGCAATCGCGGAAGCCGCGAAAACACTCACCGAACTCACCAGCACACTACAACTTCAAACCATCCAAGACACCAACATCGAAGAATTAGCAGGGTGCTACTCATCCTTTGGCCCTAGCGACCTCTTCGAAGCGCTCGCGGCAGAAGCCACCGCCCTCGCCGCAAACAAGGTCTGGAATCCAAAAGAACACCTCGCCGCAGGACAAACCGCTCATGAAAACATCTAAAGATCAACTCACCGCCGGGGAACTTTTCGCTGGGTACGGAGGCCTCGCGCTCGCTGTCGAGCGTGCGCTGAACGCAACGACGGCGTGGGTGTGTGAATTTGAGGAAGCGCCGTCAAAGATTCTTGCGCAGCATTTCCCGGAAGCCCCGAATTTTCGTGATGTTACCGCAGTAGATTGGGAGAAAGTATCGCCGGTAGACATTATTTCCGGCGGTTCACCCTGCCAGGATGTGAGCCTGGCAGGGTCTCGGCGGGGCATGACGGATGGAACCCGCTCGAACCTGTGGGTATCCATGCGAGAAGCCATCAAAATTATTCGACCCCGCCTCGTAGTGTGGGAAAACGTGAAAGGAGCTAGAAGTGCGACAGCCTCTAGCGATTTGGAACCCTGCCCGGGATGTATGGGAACAGGGGGGGGG